CAATGCCAGAGAACTTGGTGAAGCTTTCAACAAGCAAGTTTGGTTCAACGTTGACGTTGACGTTAAGAACGTCATTGTTGTTACGTTCAAATTTGACACCCCAATATAGACGAGCATCTGTAAGGGTTTGTGTTCCTGGTGCCCCTGAAGCCGAGCTATCTGTGGCAAGTGGGTTACGTGTTACAGTAAAACGGAATGGAACAGGTGGAACGATTGAACCTGAGAGAAGCGCACCGTTTGTTGCTGCGCTGGCAGAAACACCTGCAATATGTGCAAGGGCTGGTGCAACTCCGGTATCGGCAAGATTTACGTTGGTCAAAAGCATTTGGTGACCACGGAAACCAAATGGAAGAGCTTTTTCTGGCACTTCGCCGGATTCAAGTTGTGTGCTTGGAATTACACGAATATACTTGCTGCGATTTCCGTATTTGCCTGTGACTACCAAATTGCGATCTGTTGGATTTAGTTGATCGAAGTCAAAACGTGTCTTTTTATCACCAATAACTTTGATAACATAGTTGTCGCTGTTTGGGTCAAGAGACAAATTGTTGAATACTTCTAGCAATTGTGGTTCTGCATCCGAATCACCAAAAGCACGAACTTGGATTGAGAAGGTTCCAATGACTGTACTTGGATTTGTAGAAGCTTGAAGGTTTGCAACGCTTACTTTGATTTTGTTGTTTGCATAATCACCATCATCTAGAGCTTCAACGTAGAACAAATCATATTCAAATCCACCGAAAGGTTGGGATATGAAGTATGGTGTTTTTGGAGTTGTGTAACGTGTGTTGAAGTAACCAAATGCTTCACCAAATGTAACGCCTGTAGTTGCAACATTGCTTGAACCAGAAAGGATGGCAACTGTTGGTTCATGAGTTGCGGCCAAGCTTGAAGAAAGGGTAGCTACTTCATCGTCAACTGCATAATCAAGATAAAGAAGATGTTTCTTTTCTGCAAAGTTTTCTGGGTTTGTGTTTAGAATCTTACCAACATATTGATCACTTGTTGGGTTCAAAGATGCTGTAAGAACCTTGATGCCTGCAACGCTGTCGTCGCTTGCAAAGCTTGCACCATCAGAAGAAGAAAGAATAAGTTTAAACTTACCTTGCAATGCTCCTTCTGTTCCAACGAATGCTGCTTCGAAGTTGTTTGTTCCTGCAAGAATTTGATTTACATCATAAGCTGCTTCACTTGTTGAGCCGCTACCAACCATGAAGCGTGCATCTGGTGTAGTAAAGAGCACAGCACGAACAAGTTTAACTGTATCGTTATCAACTGCGCTTGGAGTATGATCGTTTGTGGTTGTGTAGCTGTTGTTTTCCGAGAAAACTGGGAAGCCAAACGATTCATTTACACGTAGCGAGTGCTTGGCTACAAGAAACTGTACTCTTCCAGAAAGAGAACCAGAGGCATTAGCAGAAATTGGTAGTCCGCTGCCGCTGATTTTCATACCTGCATTTTTTACGGTTCCAAATGTTTGTGTTGCAGAAATATCTGCATCTGTAGCATTTGCGCCACATCCAAGAAGACGAATGTAGTTTACGGAAGCAAGCTCTGATCCTTTTGCTTCAAAGTATTTTTGAACTGCATATGGACCAACAAGTTTTGGATCAAGTGTACCAAACTTGTTTTCAAAATCGGTGAAACTACCAACACTTACTGGAGTGAAGGCTGGGCCTCTATCAGCCGCACCAATGACGGTTGCTGGAACGCCTCCTACTGGCGTTGTTCTCTCTGTTAGATCAATTTCACGATCAAAATAATTCGGGGCTTTTAATACTGTTTCTGGCATAGTTTATCCTCGCTTTTATGGGCTATAGGTCTACGGCATAAATAGAGATTAAAAACCGGTTTACTTTAAAGGCATAGGAAATCTGAATATCTGCTACTTAATAGCCTTTTGTTTTGTCGGCAAAAAACTGTTGGAGAACTTGTTGATCCGATGCCGTGTAAACTGTTTCTCCTCGTTTTTGATTGTTAGAAGTCTGAGTTACGTACTTGGTACGTTTCTGACCTGTTAGATCTCTGTATTCTCTGCTAAACACGATTTTTTGATCCGTGATTGGTTTTTCTTGTGTTATAGGATCTTGTTCTATATCTGTAAGAACGAATGGATTTGTGTTAGTAGGTTCTTTTTTTGTTTCGTTATAACGATCTATTGCTGGTTGACTAAGTGGTGTACCGGGTGTTTCTATAGTCTCAAAAGAAATGTTTACAGCAGAGAGGTAACGTTTAAATGGCACACGTTGTCCTAATCCTTGAGGAGCAAGCAAAAATCCACGGACTGTTAATTCAAAACTGTATTTGACTATTCTCTCGCCTTCAGTAATATCCTCAAAGTTATCCTGAGCTTTCATTGATGGATCAACAAGCGCAGAAAACCAATATCCTTTTTCTGTCTTTAGATAAAAACCTTTACCGGGAACAATCTGGCTTGCAAACAAGGTTTCAATCATATAGTTCATGTGCTGTGTATATGTTGTCCAAAACACAACTTCATAGGTTGCTGTATAAAATTGAGGAAAGGGAATCGCTATAACTTCATATACGTGATTACCATTGAGACTAGGATCTCTATCATCCAACAGCATTCCTTCACGAATTGATGGAGCTTTAAAGTTTATATCTTTTGTTTCTCTTAAACTTCCAGGTGGATTAGGAATGTTTTTAAAGGCAAAGCGATTGATTAGTTGTTGATAATCAACATCTGATTCATCAAGCCTACGTTTAATTGTTAACTCGCCCTGAAAGACATCGTTATGTTGTTGTTCAATGCATGTGCGGCGAATAGAGATAGCTGGAAGCAATAAAAACCCATTTCTATCACGGAATGGTTTTAATCATTTAGCCATTGCAAATCTTTCGCCTGTTGCAAAGATCACGAATGGTTTCTTAACATTGATTTCTTTTTGTGAACCGACCATTGCTTGATATGGTTGAAACTTTATATCCGTATCAAACAAAGCATGAACAGCCATGTCTACATCTTCTATTCCGCAAGGAGGAATAGAAAAGGTGGAAGGGTCATTGTTTTGTGTATCATACCCTGTTGGTAGCTGTTCTTTGCCTTCAATGTAAGGTACGTTTTGTCTTGTGGTCATACCTTATAAGTAGAGCATTAATCTTCGTCGTAGATACCCTTTTTTGGAGGCAAAGGATCATTGTTGAATGAAATTGCATCGTTCCCTTGAATGAAGTCTCCATCATCCCCAGTGTTCTGTTCCACTTTTCTTGCACCAGTTCCAAGAGCGATTGGTGCCATTTGTTCTTTAAGACGATCACGCATTTCACGTACATCGCCTGTGGCTTGTCCATCGCTTGTGACTTTCAAACCACGTTGTTGTTCAAACACAGTTTGCACAGCATCTGGAGAAATTAGACGAGGTGGTGGATAGTTTGGTATATCAAATTGACTCAAACGTGCATTGCGTGCTGTTATTTTCCATGCTGTGTTATACTCAGCTAACCCAAAGATATACTTTCCTGCGTTTGTCACTGTGATAATCTCATACAACACATCGTCATATGTGAAAAAATCACCTTCTGTTAAGATAACATTTTTATCTTGAAGATCACGATATTGAATTAAAACTTCAAGCTTTACTTCTAAATCAGGACCAAAGTTTGTTGTTTTGCTGGCATACTCAGGCATACCAACAAGAGCTAAAATTCGAATTGGATTCTCAAAAATCTTTTGAATTGCTTCGTTGTAAATGGCATGAACATCACTTTTAATGGTAGAAACAGGAAAGTAGTTTATGAACTGTCCTACAACATCTTTTATAAGTTCTTTTCCAATGTCATTGATAAACTGAACTTCACGTTGTCCAACAAATAATCTTGCCATGATCAGTCACCGTATAACATGGCAAACAAAGAATATTCTTCTCTTAAAGATATTGGTTGTGGCACGTTAGTCCTTGTTGCGGTTGGTGCAACTGTTTTTTGTTTAGGTGCAAATTTACCATTAAAAGATAGTTTGCCTGCATCGCTTAAAATACTTACCGCATCTCTTGAGTCAGCCACATAAACATAATTCAACTTTGAAGCCTTTTCTTTTTTATATTTTTCAGCTCGCTCAGCCTTTTGTTCCGGTGTTTGTTCTGGAGCGTCTGGATCTTCTTCGTGTTCTTGAGCTTTTTCATATCCTCTAAGAAAACGGTTCCATTTATGAGCTTCTGTTGAATGAAGTGCTCTTTCTTTTCTTGCAGCTTCTGCATTCTTTTCTAATTCTTTTTCTCCGTATGCTCCAGAAGAAGCTAAATTGCAATCATCAGATTTTTCTGGTGTAAATGGATCATAAAAATCATCAAGAGATAGTTTATTGAATTCTGAATCTTCCCACAATCTATTCCATGCAGACACGGCTGCACCAGAGCTTTTTACTCTGTCTGCTGTTATGCCATGGTTTCCTGCATAATGCATTAGAACATAATAAAGCAATCTGCCCCAACCACCGGGAGAATTTACAACAGAATATTCAACAATATAAGAACTTCTACATTCACCTTTTGCTGTTTCTGGTTTAGATGTTGCAAGTCGCCCAATAACTTCGCCTGATAGTTTTGTTTGACCGCCCGCTACGGGTTTTTTATCAATTCCATACATCACACCAAAAAGACTAACAGGAATTTTTTGTTCATTCTTATAGCCGTATTCAACTGTGATAGTATCATTATCAATTTTTTGAACAGCAATATAAAGGTTTGCAGTATCAATTCCTTCTGCTGTTCCGGCTACAATTTTCTGAGCCAATTCTGTTGCTATTCTTGTCATGGGTATTACCGATAAATAGCCTCCAACCATTTATTTGATTTAACTTACCAGAGTAAAGTTTATAAAGACTACTTGAATCTAAACCATGCTCTTTGGCAAACGCATTCAAACTGCGAATATCTGAGTAAACTTTTCCATCTGGTGATATCAGAGGAGCTTTAACCGGTATAGTTTGTGATTTTGTAAATCCCAGATTTGAGCGAGTTACCTTCGTATTTGTACTCCATAAAACTTTGCACCTCTCTATTAATATATATCACAGAGGGGACAGAGGGGAAGTTTTACAAGTCAAAAAACTGTAAAAACACTAGAAACAAAGCATTGTACAGAGAGCTGCTATAAATATTGCATATTTTGGGGGCATGGGAACATATGCAAGTTGTTTAACCATGTTTTCTGCACGGGCAGCGTCTCTTTCCGCAATCTTATCAAAGGTAAGGTTATCTAGAGTTTCTTTTAAAGTCGTCATCAACTTATCTTTATCTTCTTTACCATTAGAAATAAGATCATCACCATTCAAGGTAACTTCAGCACCGGGAACAGGGATTGTTTTAAACTTAGTGCGAATACGTCCAAGCTGGACTGTAGACAAAGCAAGAGTCATTTGAGCAATCCAGTTTCTACTCCACATGTTCAATGAATTATAGTTCAATGGACCAAATGGTGCGTTGAATGGGCCGTTAACACCATAAATTACATCGTTTTGAAAAGCACCACCAGTACCAGAGCCCGTTACTTGATAAGAAGAACCATTTGTTACCAAGGTATTTGCTATTGTTGGAAATGGTCCACGGGCAAAACGTACACGTACCCAAAGTCTATCATTAAATGCTGGCATTAAGTTGTTAGGTGTTGGAAACACACGAATCTGACGGCCAGAAATCTTATAAGAATAATGCGAACGACGAATGCGTTGTGCTGTTTCTAACATGCCACCACGAAGAACGTCTTCAAACAATGGAAGAACATAGAAACGTGTGTCTGGAATATATGATTCAACTGGAAGACCCGTTGCAACGAAGTTTGATGCAAGGTTTGAGTTGAAGATGTATTGAACAGGAGCATTGTGGTATACTTCAACAACTTCAATGTTTGTTACACTTCCCGTTGGTTGCAAGGAATATAGAGGCGCTCCAGTAACAGGATCAAGCAAATCATTGTAAAGATCATAATCTTGCCTTCCTGATGTCAATTTAATTGATCCACTATATGTTGCTTCAGTTTGGCTGAACCCGACCATACCGGCATATGGAGCAGATAGATTCTTTAAGAACTCCAAGTTTTGTTGAACATACATGTCAGAGATGTTGATTGAGTTGTTACCGTTTTGGTCTAAACTTCCTGTTGGCATACCAAGAAGTGAAGATAAGTTACTTTTGTTTTGATATTCGATCATCAATCCGTTAAACTCACGAGTAGCAGCTTCAAAGTTAGACCAGATCATTTGCTTGGTGAGTTCAACCCCTAAAACATCTTCACCAAGAGTACGGAGAACAAATACAACCATTGCATCGGCGTCTTGTTGGAAAAGTTGATATTTGTCATAAAAACCAAACGGAGTAGGATGTAAAGTTGTGTTGAACG